ATCGCGGCTCTCATTTTCATGAGACTGCTGGCCTCTCTAGGCGCTAAGCCGACCACCTGCAGAATCCCAGGCAAATGCCTAATGTTAAAGCTTTGGCCTTCCTGCCCTAACACTTCCGTCAGATTGGTTTCGATGCCATTATGGAATATGGCCTCTATGGGCTTGTCGTAATAGCATGACAGAAACACAGCATTTAACGCCATGCAATCAGCATCTGCCATATACGCCATTACTCTCTCACACTGTCCCTGCCGGGTCTTGAAAGCTTCAGAGGGTCGTTCTGGATAGACTAACCGATCTATACAATCTTGCAAAGGCCGACCGCGCATTATGTCATAATGACCGCAGAAAACAATCGCCTCAGACGGAGCTGCGTACTCCGTTTTATCAAGATTCATCCGCAATCCAAGCGTTCGAATGTGTTCGCTAATTCTACTCAGAAGTACATGAGGTGCTTCTCTGGACGTGAGAATAGTCCATGAATCATCGCCATAGACTAGGTAGCGATAGTCGTTTAAGCCTTCGCACTCCAGCGCATACTCTAAAGCAACAGCGTTGCATACGCTATCAACCAGCTGAGTGAACATTGAACCGGAAGGAACTCCTCCCCGTCGGCCCTTGTACACCAGCCCATCTGGTGCCAGAAACGGTGAAGTAGCAAAATAGGTTTGCACCCTCTCCCAAACTCTCCGTTCATGCTCATCAAGTTCAAGTGCATTTGACAAGATACTAAAAGCTATCCCAATCATTTGCGTTCCTAGACTGGCATCAAAGCCAGAATAGTCTATTGAGAATTTCGTATTGTAACGCTGAAAGTCACAATACTTCCTGCAAGTGTACCTCCGGTCGTGAATCGGTCCCACTAAATATATAGGATTATTCTTGATAATATTGTATATTGGGTAGTAAAACGCTCCCTCAACAATATGCCATTCGAACGGGAACATCCAAACGGCTCGTACGACCTCGGTATTCTTTCCCCTGTGCCCTATTACAGGCGGTGGCGGGCATTTTCCTACCCAACATTGTTCTGCACGTTTGAGCGCATCCGCATCATCGACCTTCTTCCCGAGTGTAGGAAGACCGGCAAAGTGATCACCTTTGTCTAGAAGTAATCTCCGGTAAGAGTCATCCAGCCCGATCACCTTTTGTTTCCCGCTTATCAGTTTCTTCTCCACGGAACGAATAGCCTTCTCAAGAGCTTTCTTATTACGCGGTTGGAAACCTTTCGGCTGACAGAACTTAATCAGCGGCTCGACCAGCATTTCAGGCCGGTACACACTCCTAAACTTGTTCTCACTAACCCTCTCTGACTTTCCAGTCAGTTCCAGTGCCAGATTCACTTTCCTTTCCAAGGAATACAACTTTATCGGTCCCACCTCCCGGTGCAACTGACTAAACCTTTTCCAGTCAAGTTCCGGCTTCGCTGCAGTTAATCCCAGCGCAGTTAGGTTTTGTTTTAACGCTGTCAACATACGCAACCCTCCTTTACTAAAGATTTATATAGTACGATTATCCATCACGCCATAGGCTACTCACAGAACCTCTCCGAACGTTTCGG